CTGGTAACCAGGGTCTATTGCAGCTAAGCTGCCCGAATTTTTCAGCATCCAGGAGTATTCCCGGATAGCTGCTTCTTCTACACTAAGATTTAGTATAGTAAGAACTGCCTTAGTTAGGGATTCTCCCATAAGGCATCCACGTCTTTTGACAAAAATTGTCTCTGACGTGAAGATTAAACGTTCGCTTTTAGCCAACTTTAACCCAATATCTACTAGTCTAGGCTTAAAGCCTAGACCAGTACAAAACCCCTCGATTAAATCTTCGATTAAGTCTTGGGGAGTTGCGTCAGTCGCCTCTTCGAGGTCTGACGAAAGGAAGAGTCCATCTTTGATGGGCTCTGCCTTTGAAAGCAGTTCAAGGTATAACCATGCCTGATCTGCTCTTTGAAGCCCAGCCTCTGCAGAGGGATGGGATTCTAAGCACTTACGGAGCCAATGGCCCGCAGGTTGCTGAAGGAATGCATTCCACCACGTAGTGGTAGTTACAATCCTGGCCTTCCCCCCTGGTTCAGGGATCGGAAGGGATCTGGCAGGGATGGGTACAGTAACTGTACCATCTCTGTCTATATAGCCTTCTAGAAACGCAGTTTCTAAGGCTGTAAGGAATATTTGATCTCCTAAGGAGTCATCATATCCCCATCTGCGATCGAATTCGCCCATTATGGTCATATCCGGTCGTAATTCTCCAAAGTCTCCTACGGATTCTAATGGAGTTTCACGGCACCACGTTTTCCAACGTTGGATGCCGGCAATCTCTGTGACTTTAAAGCCACAAGGGATCTCTCTATCCTGGGTTACCGGTGGTACCTGGGTTAGATGTTCTCTGATTGCTTTAAGCACTTCAGAGCCTCTACCACCGTCTTTGACAGTGGTATCGAACGACCCCGCACCACTCAAAGAGATGTGTGCTGAGTCATTTGGGAATTTAAAACCATTAATGGCCAAAATTCTCTTCCCGACATAAGAGGCCGCTTTGCGGGCTCTTTGTCTTTCATTCGACGGGGTTTTAAACTCCGTCGAAGTTGTTTCCTCAAATTTGCTTAAAGCTCTTTTGAGTGTCCTCTCCCCCCCGGCTACAAGCTGGCGGGTTGAGCAAAGATGGGCAGCTGCTTCGCAGTCCCTCTTCGATTTAATTCCTTTTAAAAAAG